AGCATTGTTCGCCGTCGCAGAAGGCAACGGTTCGCCGAAAGGTATGTGCTCGGTATCCTTCTCTTCCGAGCTGCAAGTAAAATAGGAGAGCGTCTTGGGTTGTGGCTGTGGTGGCGGTAAATCTTTTTCGGGCCGCAGCGTCTCGCGCGGCGGTTCTTCTGGGACGCCGGTCGCGTTTCCGGGTCCGCGCCGGCAGAATGAGTCAATGAGCCGACAGAGCATGCCGGCGGAGCAACAACAGCGGGTGGTGCAGAGCGCATCGCTGGCACAGCGGCGAGCGCAGGGACGCCGTACGGTGTGACCTTTGCCAAGCTGACGGATGTCATTGCCCGCGCCTCTGGGCATCCGATCTCAGTCGCCGCTTCGATCGTGCTGGTGATCGTCTGGGCGATGCTCGGGCCGTACTACGGTTGGTCGGAGGAGCATCAACTCTGGATCAACACGTCGACGACCATCATTACGTTCTGGCTGGTGTTCTTCATACAAGCGACGCAGAACCGCGACACGCTGGCGATCCAGGCCAAGCTCGACGAGCTGATCAAGGCCACTGACAAAGCGCGCAACGACTTCATCGGCATCGACAAGAAGGATGTCGCCGAGGTCGAGCAGATGCGCGGCACTTAATCTTTCTGACCATCATTGAACGGAACAAGCGCCATGGCGCTCCGCGATCTATTCACTAAGAAGAAGCCCGAACGCTCGTCTTCGGATGAGCCGCAGTCACCGATGCTTGTCATCGCGGGGCAAACAGTGCGCTTGCTGTCGCGGCCGGCGGCGATCGTGGCCGAGAGCGCGCAACGTAAATCACCGCAGCTCTATCGCATCACCAATTACGTGGCGTCGGCGGTGCAGTCGGTGCCGTGGCGCTGTGTGGTGGACCCGGCCGAGAAGGAAGCCAACCAGGCCTCGCCGACCCAGCTCAAGGCGGTCAATGATGCGCTGAGCTATCCCAACGACAATTTCAATTCAAAGCAAATGCAATATTGGATCGCGATGAATCTGATGTTGTACGGCCGGGCGCACTTCAAGGTTGGCGTCAAGACCGATGGCTTGCCCAATGGCATTTACCCGCTCGACGCCAAGCACATGAACGCCGTGCTCAACAATCGTGGTACCGTTGATTATTATGTGTATGGCTCAGGAGCGGACGCACAGCGGCTACCGACCCGCAAGGGTTCGCAGGAACGCACGGGTGGGCTTGCGCCGTATGCTGCCGAGATCAGCTTCCCCAGTCTGTCCGGCCGCACCGATTACGGCCAGACCCCGGCGGCGATCGAGAGCATCGCCCAGCCGATCGCCATCATCTCCGCGTTGATGCAACGCGCCTTGGACACCGCGTCAGGCCACCCCAACGTCAAATACGTGATCTCGGCCGAGAAGACCCTGAACAAGGCGCAGCAGCAGGCGCTCGAAAAGCACATGGCCGAGGCCGCCCCTGGCGAGGACAACAGCGGCAATTTGCTGTTTCTGTTCAACACGACAATCAAAGTCGACAAGCTCGACAACCAGCTCGCTGATATTCATTCCAAGATCCCGCTCGACGATATGACTCGCCAGATTGCCGGCGTATTCGGCGTACCGGTGCCGCTTCTTAGCCTGGGCTCTGCCGATGCTGCCAAGTACGCCGGCAACTACGTCGAGGCGCGTCTCGCATTTTGGCAGGACACGATTGTCCCGTGTTATTTGGCGCCGATCGCTGCCGGCATGACGCAGGCGATCTGCCCGGAGGGCGCCATCATCGAGTTCAATCTCGATGAAATCCCTGCACTTTGGAAGGGCCGCGCCGAGCTGGGCGAGACCCTCTCCAAGGTCACCTTCCTGACAGCAGACGAGAAACGCGAAGTGCTCGACTTCGAGCCGACGACCGAAGAGCTGGACGCCGCCAAGCCGGCGCCACCGCCAGCCGCAGCGGGAGATTCCAGCGTGGTGCCATTCACAGGGAGGTCGTAATGCCGACCAAGGGCGATTTTATCAGGCACAATATGAGCCTCGCGGTGCAGACCAACAATCTGCCCGACGGCACCATCACCGGCATTGCTTCGAGCCCATCGGTTGATGCTTATGGCCACCGCGTGCTGCCTGGTGCGTTCGACAAATCGATCTTCGCGAAAGGTTTCGACGTCGGCAAAGGCGGGATCAGACTGCTTGATCATCACAAAGACGATGGTCCGAACATTGGCGTGATCCGCAAGCTCGAAACCGTCGGCAAAGATCTGCGCATCGAGGCCGAACTTTGTCTCAAGTCCGCGCGCGTGCGCGACCTCTACGAGGAGACCAAGTTCTGCGGCGGGTCAGGCTTCTCAGTCGGTTTCCGGCTAGAGGATTTTGAGTTCATCAAAGAGAAAGACGAGGACATCTTCCTCATCAAGTCCGGCGAATTGCGCGAGATCAGCCTGGTCAATTTCCCGGCCAATCGCGATGCGCGCACGCACGTCGTCAAGCACGACGCACAAAGTAAGTTTCCCGAGTTAGAGGCTTTGCTTGAGGACATGCGCGGCATCTTCGCTACCATCAAGGAAACTAATACCGTGAGTGAGCTTGAAAAGGCGCTTGTCGCCCAAGGGCTCGCACATGGGAGGAACGAGGCGCACAAGCTTTTCCTTGTGATGAAGTCTTGCGCGCACTTGCTCCAAGACAAGCCCACCCATGCTGGTGGTGAGTCAAAGACTTCGCCGCATCCCTTGCTGGATGCTTCCATGTTAGCGCCGGTGCTTAAGGACCTTGCCAAGGTGCAGTCCCTGCTCTAGCCGGCACATCCTCAAAGGATACAGCTATGACCATGCATCCCAAGCGTGGTGACTTCCTCACGAAGGAAGCACCGCCAACCGACGCGCATGCCGCCGCCACGATCCTTGAGCCGTTGACCAAGGAGATCGCCACGCTGACCTCGGCGGTCGAGAAGTCCAAGAAAGAGGCGGACGATCACTACAAACTGTTGACCACGCACTACGACGGCGTGAAAGCCGACAACGAGGAACTGAAGAAGGGCGTGCTGGAGCACACCAAGTGCTACGGCGACATCCTGGTCAAGACTCAGTCACTCGAAGCCGCGCTCGACTTCTGCAAGAAGCAGCTCGACATGCCGCTGCTCAAGGGCGGCAAGGACCTGGACGACAACGACCGCAAGGCCGGCATCGCCTTGCAGCAGCGAGCATTCTTGTACAAGGGCGGCACTCCTGAGGAGTTCGTGCCCGACCTCGATAACCTGGTCAACATGACGGACTACCGTGCGGCCGTGGCCAAGATGGTCCGGCTGGTCGGCATCGAGCCCAAGCGCAAGGTGATCAACTCGCTTCCCGAGAACCAGCGCAAAGCGTTCGAGGCGGGTTCGCTCGACAGCGCGATCTTCGTCCCGGAGCAGCTTGGCATCGAGCTCAACTGCATCATCGACTGCTCCGGCATGTCGGACCTCTACAACACGGTCACGGTGTCGAAGAGCCAGTTCATGTACCCGCAAGTTGTGGATTACGGTGCCATCGGCAAATACGACTGCGACGCCAAGTGCGACGCCGAATACGGACCGGAGGGCAACATCACCTTCAAATCAGGGGTGATCTCGGACTACCGTGGCGTGTTCTGCTTCCAGCGCAAAGTGATCGCTGAGGCCAACTACGACCTGCTGGCGTTCATGTACACGTCGGTCAAACGTGCGCAGTCGATTGCCCGCAATACCGCGCTCATGATGGGCAATGGCGTCAACGAGCCGCTCGGCTGGATGGCTGCGGGCTGCTTCACCGAAGTTCATACTCCCGACACGAGCTTCGATCACCGCGCCTTCCGCACCTTCTATGCCTCTGCTCCGCTTGAGTACGGGCCGGTAACGGCGGTGATGCACCCCAACATGTTTGCGTACTTGGCCGGGCTCACCGACGCCAATGGTCGCTTCATCTTCGGCGATGGTCTGATGACCTACTCGCCGGCGGACGTGCGCGAGAACATCCGGATCTCCAGCTGTCTGCCGGATGCGACCAAGGGGTTGACCTTGGGCTCAGCGGCCGCACCGTTCGTCACCGGTGACTTCTTGGTGGCCGTCGGTGCGTGGTCCGCGGCGTACTATGCGGTCAACAAGCGCCCGCTCTGGATCGAACAATGGGAGGGCCAATCGACCGCCTGGTGCGTCAAATATGTGTTCGGCGCCGAAGACGGTGGCTTCACCGCCTGCTGCCCGGCCGCCCGCATCCTCAAAGTTGGCCCCTAAGCGAACACTCGTGTTCGCGAGATAAAGGAGAAATGCTATGATCTGGGGTAATACTGCAATGCAAAACACCGGCCTGCTTGCGTGGGACGGTGCTGCTGCGGCGACGATCGATGTGCGCAAGCACATCAAGTTCGCTTGGACGTTCGAGGTCATGACCGACCTTGCTGCCGACACCATTTTTGAGGTTCAGGCGGCACCCGCCGACGATGTCGATCCTTGTATCGCCGGTGCGCCTTATTCGGTCGAGGAGGTTCTGACCTGCGTCGCGCCTTGGGGCGTCGTCCCCAATCCGTTGACGCAGATCATGCTTCCGGCTGGCACTGTCGCCGGCCAGAAGTGCTCAGCCACCATCCCCTGTAAGCCGGACGCTTTCGTTCTGCTCAAAAGTGTCAGCGGCGACGTGTCCAATGTGCGCGCAGTGATGGTGCTCTCCGGACCGATGTAAGCGATGCGTGTTCGCGTCGGTAAAGCATTGCGGGTCGGGCCAGGCGATGACGTTCATATCGTGGCCCGACTACGCCTAGGGGCGACGCTCGGTCGCCTCTTCGTCTTTGCCCGCGAAGGTCGTCGTAACGAGTTCTCGCCCTACGCTCCAATGATCGACGTCATGGTCAATGACCGGCCGCCGGTGCTGACCCCGTTGATGCTGCGGTTGACCGAGCAACAGCCCATGCGCGAGCTGCAATTTGCCGCCGATTTCGACGGCTACGTTCAGATCATGCAAGAGGTCGACACATCAAAGGATCCCTTGGCCCAGATCAGATTGCGGCGCACAATCTGTCCGCGCCTGGGTTGGCGCGATTGGCTTGTGAGGAGTTTGCCATGGCGGCCGATGAGCGCCTGATTGTTCGTGAGAATTCGCCACCAGTTACGGCTGACGGCAAGTCGCTTGGTTGCGTCATGTTGGTGTCCAGCGGTCAAGATACCGAGACCAAGTGGTTCGACTTCAAGACCAGTTATTTGCCGCCGGCGCTGGTCACTCGGGTCGAGTGGGAAGTTGACACCATGGAGGTTGTTATTCCGGTGGAGACTGCGAACTGGCTGATCAAGAACCGCTACGCGCGGCTAATGAAGGCGTCCGAGGCGCGCGCCTATAACAACGGGTTAGAAACGGACGCGAAACCAAAGGAGACTGCAACATGATCAAGACCACCTGCGTGCCTGCGTGTGCGCCACCGACGTTCATCACGCTGGCAATTCCACCCTGTTTCAAGTGTTTGTGACGACGTCCTCTAACTCAGCCTGGGGGCTTGCGCCTCCAGGCCTTTTCCCGGAGCAGGATCATGCTGGCGCTCACGATCGACTCCTATAACAACACCGACAGCTGCATCTCCTGCTGCTGCGAGGTCGTGTCGATCAAGCCCGGCGAGACGCTGCCGCTGTATCTCGATTACGCCCCGTGGGCGGTGCCAAATCTCTTGAAGCGTGGCCTGCACTGTCTTCCTTCGATCGAAATCGAAGAGAAGAAAACCTGCGACGTCGCGCTATCGTCCAATATGCCGCCGGCGATTTACAGCACCGACGCCATGGTGCGCTTCCATACCGGCAAGAACGTCGAGCTGGTCGACGACCTGACGACCAAGGTGCTGGATCCCGAAGGTGTGGTCTGCACCTACAAGGTGCTGCCGCATTACGGCCCTCGACATGGCAAGCTCAAGCTCGATCCGAACGGCGCGTTCACCTACATGCCGAGCCAGAATTTCATGGGCGAGGAGCGGTTCTATTGCTCCGCCTCCGACGGCGTCAATGCGCCGTTCGTGTTCGAAGTGATGATCGCGGTCGAGATCGACGCCGGCTTGATGACGCCTAAGCTTGATCTTGAGATCGGCACCCCCATCGTCGACACCCGCCTCTATCGCGTGACCGTCCCGCTGATCGCGAGCCCGGCAGCGCAGACCTGTCAGGTGTTCCGGCTGACGTTCCGGCAGGGCGCGCTCGATTGCGACTGCGTCTGCTACTACAAGAACGACTGCTGTGATGTGAGAATTGTGAAGTGCTGACTTTCGTCGAACCGCAACGCAAAGACCCCAACGAGCCGCCGCTGCCGGTCGGCAAGCTCATTCCGCTCGATTGGAACGAGGCGCTGTCGATCAATCTCATCCGCCAGCACACCAAGACCGACGATGTGGCGGGTGTCTCCGACGAGATGCTGGAGGTCTATCGCCGCGCGGCTGTTGAGGCGGCCGAGCTCTACACCGGCGCGTTGCTTACCAATCAGAGGGTTGTGACCGAAGCCATTCAGGGGCCATCACGGCCGCGGTTTGGCAAGCTGACCTACAAGCATCGGCTGCAATATCCGGTCGCCGACGGGCTCGTGCATCTCTACGGCAGTCAGAACGTTAACGCCAATCACGCCATCCGCGTCCCGCCCAACACTCGTACGATCCAGGTGCCGATATGGACTGGCTGGCTCGATCTATCGAACTGCTGCGATCCCTGCTCGTCGCATCACCTCAACGCCGATATGATGGCCGCCTACAAGGCTGGCTTCAAATGCCCCGCCGACGTTCCTACGGGTGTCATTCTTGGCATGTTGCAGTTTGTCGCTTGGGTGCTAGAGCACCCCGGCGACATCCTGTTGACGGTGCGTAACAAGGAAGACAATTCGACCAAAGGCTTGATGGGCAGCAACAACATCGCGTTGGCATCAGGCGCGATCGAGACTTGGCGGCAATATGACCCTGAGGCGATCTGATGACCATTGGCAAAACCGTCATTGCCGATCTGCGTCACCGCATCGTGTTGTGCTCGATGCTCGACGTGGTCGAGCAGAACGGCACCATGGAGCTCATACGCAAAGAGGTGGTCGAGACCTGGGCGCGCATCAGGCCGTTCCTCACCTTCGGATCCAAGGGCACATTTATCGGCGCGCAGGGCTACACCATTCTCGACCCGAAACTGCATCAGAGCCATTGGATTTCGATCCGGTTTCAGCACGATCTCGATCCGACCAATACCGCTTGGATTTACGAGGCGCGTCGCAAGGGACTTCCGCGCTGGTACAAGGTCCTAGGCTCGACCGAGACTGAGGATCATCGCTGGATTGAGATTGCTTGCCACTTGTATGAGCGGGCCGATACCGCATCGCCTCCGCGCAACAGCGAGCTCTCTCCCGTAAAGAGCAACGTCAGGCTCTAACCATGATCGAAATCTCGTTTCAGCCGTGGACTCAGTTCCGCGCGGTCAAGGACAAGTCGTCTCTGCAGGCTTGGCTGGATGCGATCGGCGAAGCCGCCGAGGCTGCGTTCCGCGGTGGTATGGGCAGCGGTCCCGGTCACTCCGCACCGGGTGCGTGGCCGAATACGCAGAGTGGCGGCTTGATCGACAGCATCAATCACGAGACCACGTCCGACAGCGTCACCATCGGCACCTCGATGCCCTATTCCGGATTTCTACGCCACGGCACCAGCAAAATGGCGCGCAGAAAGATGTCTGACAACGCGCTGCAAGAGGGGATGGCGGCCGCAAGCGGTAACATGGGCCATTGGGTCCACTGGAGCTTGGGATGACCACTTACAAATCGATTGTTATCAGTTCTGGTCACGGTTTGAAAATTCGCGGCGCCGCCGGTAGTCCCAGCGGCTCCCCGAGCGATCCCTATCTCGATGAGGTTGATGAAGCCCGCAAGGTTGTCGACGCCTTGGCCGAAGCGCTGGAGGATCGTGGTGTCAGTGTTGTCGTATTTCATGATGACACCTCCACCAATCAGGACACCAATCTCAAGACCATTGTCTCAAACCACAACAAGCATACGCGAGAGCTGGATATCAGTTGCCACTTCAATGCCTACGAGCAGGGCTCGAAGTGCATGGGCACTGAGATGCTGTATGTGACGCAGGGCGCGCTCGCCGACGAGCTGTCGCACAACGTTGCTGTGGCCGGCGACTTCATCGACCGCGGGCCGAAGAAAAACACCGGGCTGTATTTTCTCAACAACACCGACATGCCCAGCGTGTTGATGGAAATTTGCTTCTGCGACAGCTCCTGTGACACCGACAAATATCGCGAGAACTTTGACGCCATCATCGATGCCATGGCCACTGTGCTCGGTGGCGAGGGTGTCGCCAGGCCGCCGGAGCCAATCCCGCCGTTCGAGCGGCCGGGCCGTCCGCCGGGGCGACCACCGCCGGATGTGCCGGTAGCGGAGCATCCGACGCTCGGCAAAGGCGACACCGGTCCTGACGTGGTGGCGCTGCAGAAATCGCTCGGGCTGCTCGGCGATAACGCCGACGGCGACTTCGGCTCCACCACCGAGACGCAGGTCAAGGCGTTCCAGAAAGCGGTCGGCATCACCTCAGATGGTGTCGTGGGTCCGACGACCTGGGAGTACATCGACGAGCTCGATCGTCGTATGGCGCAGGGCGAGAGCGGCCTGCCCAAGGGGTTGTCGGCGGAGGTGATCGCGCTCGCCGAATCCTCCTCGCTGATGGATTACGCCTGGCCTGGCCGCAGCGTGGCGCCGCCCGGCTACATCCCCGGCATGGCGCTCTGCTACGCGCTCGCCGTGGTCAAGCTGGAGCAAGGCAACTCCGCCGCCATGGTCATGGCCGAAGCCGCCGGTGACGAGGATGAGGACGCGCTTGCCTGGTACGAGAACGAACTCGAAGACATCAATCTCGATGTCTCCGACGACGGCCTGGAAACCATGCGCGCGCTGTTTACGCTCCTCAGCGGGCTCGGCATGCGCGAGTCCTCGGGCAAGTACTGCGAGGGCCGCGACATGTCGGCTGACAACGTTGCCGCTGACACCTGCGAGGCCGGCCTGTTCCAGATGTCGGCCAACATGCACACCGCCTCTCCAGAGATGAAGAAGCTGTTCGATGTCTACTGGAAAGATCCACAGGGCTGCTTGGACGTTTTCCGCGAGGGCATTAGCCCGACCTCGTCCAACCTTGATGTCTATGGCAGCGGCAAGGGCGCCTCGTTCCAGTGGCTGGGTAAATTCTCCCCGGCCTTTGCCGTCTTCACGACCGCGGTCGGCCTGCGCAAGCGCAAAGCCCACTGGGGTCCGATCCAGCGCAAGGAAGTGACCTTGTCGCCGGCCGCGCGCGATCTGCTCAAGAAGATCGAAGCGCTGGTAGCAGCAGCAGTATGACCGATGAACGTTCAATTCCAACCGGCAGCGCCGCAAGCGCCGCCGGAGAAAGAACCCGTTCGCTTTCTGCCGGCGGTGGCGGAAGCCGTTACCCAATGGTTTCCCGAGCTCGGCGGGCGTGCCCTTGCTGTCAGCGACGCGCACATCACCAAATTGAATGTACCGACGCTGCCGCTGGTGATGGTGGCGTTCGCGAAGGGAGTCGGCGATCAGGCCAAGCGTAGCTACAACCCGAGCTTCGATATCGAAGACGTCTTCGTCGTCGAGTTCTGGCTGGAGCCGAGCCGCTATAAGAAAGCGACCGGTGCCGAGACGCCGTTTTGGTCGTATTACGATTACGAAGCGGTTCGCACCAAGTTGCTGTCGAATTTCGGGCGCTGGAAAACGCCTGACGGCGAGCACATCGCCTATCGCAGCCTCACCATTCTTGCCGACGAGCTCGCAGTCCGGCTGAGCTTCAACTTCATCGCCAGCAAACGGTTCTGTCCGATCGACAATGAGAAGGGCGAACCGTTCACCATCAGCTTTGACCTATGCGCTCCGAAGGGTTGTTGCCCGGAGATCGAGTGCTTCTTCCCCGAGGAGAACGAAAAATGCGACCCGTGTTTGTAGGTTTTAAGTCCCCGAAGCAGCAAACAGAGAGGAGGCCCGAGATGGCCACTGTCCGCATCCGCGTTAAGGAAGGTCGGCGGGCCTTCAATGAAGGCAAAGAGCTCAAGCACGATTGGCAGACGGTGAACGAGACCGAGAAGATCATTCGCCTGCGCGACCACTGGGGCGATATTGAGCAAGAAGACTACACACCGCCTCCACCTCCGGCAGGAAGTGGTTCTGACCACATCCTGGACAACACCTTGCCGTCGGAAGGCGGCGCTCGCGCTGGCAGTCGCCGGCTACCGCAACGTCCACGCAATCCCGACGAGTCCGCGTCTTAAGCAAGTCCTGACGACGCCAGCAAAGGAGTAACGCACTATGGCTATCGACTCACTCCGAAGCGGTGCCATCAGCATCTGCTTCGATCCCTCGCTCAACCGCTACCCGAACCGGTGCCGGATTTTGCTCGAAGGGCAGATGCTCGACACCGGAATCGCGGAAGACGGCAAGCTGATCAAGATCCCATCGCTGCGCGATATCGACACTCTCTTCGGCGAGGGTTCGGTGATCACCGAGGGATTGCGCACGGCATTCCGGTGCTGCGCCAACAACGCGCTCGACTTCTACGCTCTGCCGCGCAAAGACGCATCTGTCGGTGCGCAGCAGAAGGCCGAGTACGTGCTCAGGTTCACCGGTGATGCCACCACCTTCGGCCGCATCGATATGTATATCGCTGACGGCCGTTGGGTCACCTCGACGCGCATTGTCAAGGGCACTACGGCTGGCGATGCCGCTTTGCTCGTGTCTCAGGAGTTGACGGAGCAGGCAGGGTTGCCATTCGAAGTTGTTGGCGTCAACACCGGCGAGATCACGCTCCGCGCCAAGAACGCCGGCACTGTCGGCAACTGCATCCAGGTTTATTACAACTGGCACGAAACCCGTGACTATGCCCCCAAGGGCATCGAGTTCGAGTTCATTCAGACCCTTGCTGGCGTCAACGTGCCGATCCAGCAGCTCGACTATATCAACCTGCTCGGCGAGTGCTGCTACTGCTGCATCGGCATGCTCTACGACACGCCGGCGTGGCAAGACGCGATGATCGAGTACATCGCGGACGCCTGGAATTGTATCAAGCCTCAGTGTTTTGGGCATGGATACACATACAATACAGGCACCCTCGGCGAGATCCTGTCGACCTTCACCAACTCGGCTGAGGTCAGCCGCGTTGCGCATTGCTGTAGCGATCCTGGCGTCGGCTGGATGAAGGTTGCCGCTTATGCCGCGCAGTCGTGTTGCCTGGCGGTCGACAATCCGGAGATGTCCATTCAAGGTCCGGACTACGGCGTGCTGCGTTGCGTGCATATTCCAGAGTCTTGCATTCAGTGCTTCACGTTCGACGAGCAGCAGCAACTTCAGGCCAATGGTTTTGTGGTCACCGTTCCTTATCAGAACGGCACCGGCCATCTGACCTCGCCGATGATCGTCAACGACAGCACCAACAACCTCTACGACGACGAGCGGCGCCTCAACTCGACCTGGTGGGATGTCAACTCGCGGCGTCTGGCTGCCGTGACCGCCGATCAGATGGCGATCGCGCTCGGCCACGTCCTCGGACTGGGACTGTTTACGAAGAACACCACCATTCCGATCGGCATCAGGGGGACCAACCCCAAGCTCATCCTCGGTTTGATCCGAACGTGGGCGAAGGCGCACATCGGTGTCTTGTTCTCTGAGTTCGACGACATCGATAACGACATCCAGCTTCGGACCGACTTTGAAGTCGCGCCGAAGTGTCAGGGCGTCTGCGGCAAATTGTGGGTCAACTTTATCTATCGCCCGCCATGCCGCATCCGCAGCATCCACGTAAACGCACAGCCTGCGTTGCTCTCGAACTGTTGAACCGTATGAATGCGGAGACAGGAGTCCGGCACACATGAATTGGATTTCAAAACGCGCATGGCCGGACTCCCTAACCGATCCTCGAAAAGAACGGCTAACTGGAGAATAACACATGTCAAACTATTGGATCATTCCACTCAACAGCCGTGAGCAGCCTTTCGTGGCGGCTGTTGTGCCGATCGAAGGTCACGCCGACCAAGGTCTGCCTGGTTACGGTCATCCCGACCAAGGTCTGCCTGGCTACGGGCACCCCGATCAAGGTCTGCCCAGTTATGGGCATGCCGATCAGGGGCTCCCGGGTCGCCCGGCGCGTCCTGATCAAGGACTCCCAGGCCGACCTGCGCGGCCTGATCAAGGTCTTCCGGGCAGCGGTGCTCGCCCCGACCAGGGGCTCCCCGGTGGTGCCGGCCGTCCTGATCAAGGTCTCCCACCTGGCCACAATCGCCCCGGTAATCTGCCGGCCGATCAGGGCTGGGTGCTCATCCATCATGCCGACGGCAGCTACGACTTTATCACCGCGGACGATCTCGGCGGCCGTCCCGATCAGGGACTGCCAGGCGGCCGTCCTGAGCGTCCGGATCAAGGCTTGCCAGGCGCACCCGCGCGTCCGGATCAAGGCCTTCCTGGCCGCCCCGCACGCCCTGAGCAGGGCCTCCCAGGCGCACCGGCACGTCCCGATCAAGGCCTCCCGCCCGGCCCTCCGGCGCGGCCGGGGCAGCCGCTTCCGCCAGCAGCTGGCACCAAGCCTTCTACGCCGCCGCCAGCGCGCCCTGGACAAGGGCCGGCACCGACGCCGCCGCCAGCCGCATCCGGGCAGCCAGTGCCACCGGTTCCGACGCCACAAGCGGCCGGGCGACCGGCACCGCGGCGCTGACCTGATGGGGCCGGCTGAGAGGCCGGCCCTCCATCCCCCTAGGGAAAGGGTAATTCAATGACGTGTACGAACCAGGTCGGTGTCAAAAACATCCTGCTGACGTTCAAGGATTGCGACACCGACGCAATCTACGGTCCGATCTCGCACCACCTCGCCACCGACACGCTGCCGACGTGGCGACTGTGCGGCTACAACAACGAGCCGCTGCCATGGGGGTACGTCAAGCGCGTACCCACCAATCCGGAGGTCGAGATCAACGTGATCCGCGACATCCGGATCCCACTCGCGATGTACCAAGGCTGCTCCGACGTCACGCTGCAGGTCGAGTACTACAACGGCCTCGTCTACTCTGCGGCGAGGGGCACCGGTACCGGTGATGAGAAGAGCGACACCCACGAAGTCGGTATGACCATCTCGTTCAAGACCATCGACGAGATGCTGCCCGAAGGTACGCTGGAGCCGAGCGAAGCCGAGATGGCGGCGACCTTCCCGGTCCCGTACGTACCAGTGGCGTAATCCATGGCAGAACCAGCTCAAGTTACGAAACTGGAACCGCCAAAGCCGCCCGAGAAGATTCCGATCTCCTTCGAGTTAGGAGATCGGATGATCGACGGCGCTATCATCAAGTTGATGACGTTCGCGGCGTTCAACGAGTTCGTCACCGAAGCGCAGGGCATGCAGTCCAGCAAGATGTGGGAAGCCAGGCTGCGGCGTGTACGCTTGTCCAAGCAGGTCGTCTATTTCAGTGGCCCTGCTGCAATCGTGTTGAAACCAGAAGACGTGTTGCGGATGCCAATCCGAGCGTCCTGGGCGATCATGGCCAAGCTCGACAAGGACGACGACAGCAACGCTGGCAAGATCGTACGTCCTGGTGATGGGATCGATAAAGCCATCACCTTTCAACTCGGAACGCCACTCCCCGGCGGTCAAGGTCGACCGCCGATCACGGAGCTGGAATTCATGGCCAAAACCTACGGTGACGTCGAGGACGTGCTCGCCGCGCCGAACATCTTTCAGCAAAGTTCGCAACTGCTCGCGACCGTGGCCAAGCCACTCGGCACTACCTTGTCGGCACTGCCGTCATGGGCGCTCAGTCAGATCACGTTCGCTGACGGCTTTGCAATCGCTCGCGAAGTGCTCCCGCATTTCTTGGGACCGCCAGCCGAGTCGCCGAGCGATTAGACGAGTTCCGCTACTACTGTGCGGCGGCTGGCGATCTGAGACCTCTGACCATTCCAGTACTCTCCCTTCGCATGAACGGCTTCAACAAGGTCCACCGGCAGGAAATGCGTAACCGCATTATCCTGGCCGGCGGCAAACCGAACTAGAGGTTTTAGTTTTGGCAAGCTTTGTTGAGCAGGCTACACTCAGGGTGAAAGACGAGTCCTCGGCGCAGATCCGCAAGATCAACGCCGAATTGAAAAAATTGTTTGCGACCGCAAATTCGCTCAAGTCGATCAAGGTTGACTTAAAAGTCAACGCTAGTGGCTTGAGCAAGGCGGTTGCAGAGGTCAATAAGCTGAAGGCTGCCTTGGCTGGTCTGCGTCATGCGCAGGTCAACATCAAGGTCAACACTACCGGCATGGCGCAGGCGCAGCGGCAGCTTCGGCAGCTTACGCAACAACGTGTCACAGCGCAGAAGCAGTTCACGCAACAGGACGTCGCAGCGCAGAGGCAAATTGCGACGACGGCACGTCAACAAACTCGTCTTGCAGCCTCGCACTTGCCTCCGCCTCCGCGTACGCCGACCCGCCCGACGGGGCCGCAAATTCAGCGACCGTGGAGAACGCCGCCTTGGGGGTATCCACAGCAGCCACCGCCGCGGCGAACGTCAATGCCACCGGCTCCGCCACCGGCTCCGCCACCGGCTCCGCTAGGCGCAGGTGGCGGTGGACGGCGCGGTGGTGGCGGTATTCTCGCGCCCGCCGGCAGGTTTGTCGGCGGTGTTGGGCAGGGGATCGCCGGTATCGCGGCCGGCACCTCGGCCGAGATCGGCCGGGCTATTGGACGCGCCATTGTAGATGGTGCCAACGACATTGACGTTGGCGAGACTAGTCTGGCGTTCAAGCAATTGGATCGCGTCGGCTCTAAATTAGCCGAGGAGAATGTCAAAAAACGGCTTGATGCGATCAGAGCTACGCGGCCGTTGCGGCCGTTTGAAGAAGCCGATATCCGTGCCGAGGAAACGCGCAAAGCGCCTTCGAACGCGCAAGCCCAAGCCGCTATCAGTCGAATTACAGCGGCAAAAGATATGCTTGGTCCCGGTGGCAGAGGCGGGGGATTACACAACCGCGGACAGCGAAACGAGCTGTTTTCTGAATCCTACGGTACGACCCAGAA